TATAGCTGCTGCCGCTCCTGACGTCGACGACGCTGTTATTCCTGGGATAGCGGATAACCCGCCCCTTCTAAATCTGGAACCTACCGCCAAGACTGTTCAGTACTTGGGCGCAGCTGCGGTTGCCTACCAAGAGGAAGTTGCCAGACAGATTGATGAGAGTGAGGTGGAGGAGGAGAAAGAGATGGAGGAAGGTAACATTGCATCACCTGAGAACAATGCCCCTGAAGAGGAGATTACTTTAGACGAAGACTCCGAATGGAATACACAGGTGTCCGAGATGTCCAACGCGTACATTTCCATGGGAGACTCTGCGGAATCCCCCCACATTAGCATGTTTTTGGAAAAAATAATTAACAACCTAAACAGAGTTATTATTGGCAGGGACTCGAAGTTGATGGTCCAACCTATTCAAGTTAACAGTTTATCCCCTGAGGACAGGCAAACCCTGTCAAAAACTTCTATAGCTCTGAAAGGGTATGATTGGAAAGACGACTGGGTGAAAAATGATTCTGTAATGTTAATTATAGGTACCGAATCGGACATAACTGCACAATATGGCGACCCTCTAATTCGCCCTATCCTTTCCTTTCCCCAAGTCCTTCAAGAGAAGATAGAAGAAGGGGGAGCTTCTTTTAATCTTGACCCTGATGTAGAACAAGAATACACAAATCAAATGATGTGGTTAGATTATGGTACGCCTGATTCCCTTATAGCTAAACTAGATTTTACTGGAGATATTCGTGTATTGGTTAATTTAGCGCAAAGTAATTTTGCTGCCCGTCAATGGAACGATGTTAAAAAATTATTTGATGGGACTGAGACCCTGTCTAAAGACATGATAACCAATGTTATTTCCCGGGGGCTGGCAATTAAAATTGCTGCATTGAATGCCAAGGTAGCAAGTCAGGGTTCCGACCAAACTGAGTCTCAATTAGCCGAGCAACAGGAACTCACGCGACTTAACAACTTAGCTAAGACAAGCGCAGAATCTTCTGACGCTCTTATAAACCAAGAGTTGTTAAGTATCTTCCCGTCCATGGTCGCTTCCTTTGATACGGATGAGGCTTTGGCTAAGGTCGTAGGCAGAAAATCCGAAAGGCAAATGAAAGTTTTAGCTAGTTTAGTAGGAAATCCTAAGACGTTAAATATGCTCTTCCCAGAAGCGGAGATAGAAGGAAGAACTAACAAGATGAGGTCCCAAGCCATCATCGTAGGTCCTGATAAGGTTGAAAAGATGGATGTGATATCCCCTATTCTACAGAGGAAAGTGGATTTTGACCAGATTCACGCCAGAATCAGCGTCTTAGACACGCAAAACAAACTATCTGACGTAAGTTTTAACTTCGTAGCGGCTATGCAGCAAGAATCATTTACGTTAAAACTAACTACTTTGGGAATGCCTGAAATAGATAACCCAGCACAAGAATTTCTTAGTAGGTATATCTTTTTGAGATTTTATGACCCACGTCTAGCTAATGGTTCTTTACACTGGTTAAGCGGAGTTTATAAAATGACTGGGTTTAAACACGTCATTAATCCAAGCCAAGGATTCTTAACTGAGTTGAGCATTCTAAGACTGGCAAACAGTGAGGGAGATATACAAACCGCGAGGGATACAAGATAATGCCAATACAAGACGAAATTTCAGCAGCAGGCGGGGTAGCCGAATACGCGCGCCAACTCTTAACCAAAATGCAACTTTATGGGGAGGAAACACCTGTCCAAGAAGAAGCTTCTTCAGAGTCGGCTCCCATACCCTCAACGGGACTTGCCTTTGGGATAGTTACTCAGTGTTTGGACGGCGACCACGCTGGAAGAATAAAAGTATCCTCTAAGAAATTTGGAGACCTGCCCCAAACCTGTGATTATGTATCCCCTATCGCGGGCGCAGGTTATGGGTTATTTGCGGTTCCTGGGATAGGCTCCATCGTCTTAGTTGGTGAGAATCCTTACTCCGATGCTTATGCTAAGTATTTTTGGCTTGGGTGTTTGTATGCCCCTGGGCAACGGGAAATACCTGGCGCCAAATCACAGCCTTACATACTCGGAAAAGGGCATGAAGCACAATTAACAAAAACAGAAGTCGATGATACGGGCAATCCTCTCCCCAATGACCCTACTGTATCTTTTGGTGTTCCCAACGAGGCTAGTGTTTATCAGGATAACAACCTCCCCGATTCGTTCGTTTTAAAACACCCTGCGGGACACAGTATATCCTTAACTGATAAAAGCTCCTCGGAACGTAAGACAGATGAAATAAAAATAAAATCAGCGCAAAATAAGAGGCTAATTTTAAGTGATGCTCCCGCCGAAGGCTCCGGAGGAGAGCGAATTACTTTGAGTGACGAGAACGGTAATTCTATATGTATCGCAACCGAAGGCGATGGTACTTTACAGCCGGACTCCATTAACACTTTTGCGAACGGTGATATCTACGTAGACACCGCTACAGGAAACATCGACAATACTATCAGCACTAAAAGCGAAGGAAATTATAGTATAACAAATGCAGGTAAAGGTAATATTGATATTGCAGCTGATAATGGGCATGTTACAATAGACGCTAAAGCAGGAATCACTCTAACATGTGGCTCCTGTAGTATTAAGATGACCCCTAACTCTATTAATATCACTGGTCCTACCGGAGATGTGGTTATCGAACAAACTTCACTCAACAAACATACTCACCAGTACGTAGCTCCAGTGCACCCCGCCGGTTCTGTGCCTACTACACCACCAATCCCATAATCATGATTACAGTCGTAGAACAAGAAATATATGGAAGCTCTCTTTGCTTTTGGGGGAACACCAGAGATGTCCCTGACAGGTATGCAGGAGGAGCTGCATTTGGGACTCTCTTAGGACAGACGTACGAGTTAGACACAGTCTCTGGCAGCCAAATGGTTTACAGGAATAGACAACCTCAATCCAATGGCGCGTTTCCGCCCACACCGAAAATTATCAACAAAATAAGTATTGAACCGCTGTGGACTTATAGTAATTTAAATCCTAGTGCTGTTACTCTTCCAGGTGCCCCAGCAAACCCTTACTTTGCGTTTTTCGCTGATGTAAAAATACAACCTTATATCGCCACACAACCTCTTAACAATTTAACTCAAAATTTCTTTGCTTTTTCTGCAACAAATGATGTTGAGTGGGAGCTGAATCAGTGGAGTCCGAGCGCTGGTCTTGAAAAAGTTAACGACATACATTTTGATGACAAGTTTGTATTACAGCCGTGGGAAGATTTAAAGGTAAGGTTGCTGGACGCTCAACTATCTGGGACACTACAAACGTTTGCCACAGGCAACGTCACTGTATCCAACGCACGACTTAGGCAGTGGGTTTACAACTGGGCTGAGTCAACCCAACCTGTTGCCAAGATTCGCATTGAGATGGAAGAGTTCGTCGCATCCTCCCAATACTTTCACAGGACCAGTCTTAATGATGTAAATATTAAGGGCACGGGGCTCTTCAGCGACACACCCGAGGAGTGGCAAGAGGTAACTCTTTTAGATTTTCGAAGCACTTCGCTAACGCTTAACGAAGCTCCATTTAACACCTCATCGTTCACGTCCTTCCAGTTAGATAACTTAGATTTCAGAGGAGCGTACCCATGGGGCGGAACGAGCACATCTCGTTTCATGTATTCAATTATGTTGCATACTGAAGGAAACCCTCCTGCCACCAGACACATTAGAAAATATGTTAGGTTTGCTGGCGGAGCAGTATCCGACTTAGAAATCAATGGACTTTTACAGGATATAGGTCCTATACAAATAGAGAAGGGACAGTGGTTGACAGCGAGATTGTATGATATCGCATCGGCTATACCAACAACTACCGAAGCTTACTCAGCTAGACAAATGCCTGCATTTTGGCTAAATGGAACAGTAACCTAAATACAATAGACGATGACGTTATTCACAGAAAAATCACTCAACTTAATGCCTTCACAGGCTTTAACGGGGTTGAGCAATTCCTTAATTGTAGACAAAGCCTCTAAACAAGTAGAACTTTCAACTAAAAGTGCCAAGATATCCAAATTAGAAGGAACCTCCCAAATAAGAACCCCTGTATCAGGACGTATATCAGTATCCAACGGAAGTAACCAAGCCAAAAGCCAACAAGAATCTATGGCGACCCCAGCTAAGTCCACTGCACAAGGCGCTTCTATAATGAGCGACCCTACTATTAATAGTGCAGCGGCTCCTGTCTATGTTCCCGGTACTGTACCTCCCGATACAAGCTCGGACGATATTAGCAGTATGTCTTCGGAGATTAACTCCTATTTCGGTTCTACCGAACAGCCGTCTAGCCCCATAACGTCTGCACGAATTTCTAAACTGCAGATGAGAATTACGGAACTACAGCTTGAGATAGGGGAGATAGATACCAATCTAGAATTTATTAATGTGATTTTGGAAGGAAGAGCTTCCGGGGAATTAACTAACCCTGTACTCAATTTATCTGCTCTTGATATTGGCACTCTGCCTGATGCTACCCGAGAAAAAATCACTACCGCCGTTCAAAACAATAAGGAATTTGTCCAAAATAAAATCATAGCCCCTTTTATAGAAAATCAGAAAATCTTAGCAGCCCTACAGGCTCAATTCTCTGGTACTCTTGGAAGTCCAGACCCCATCTTTGATTTAGATTTTGGTCCACCTATCTCGACAGAACAACGGTTTGTGTTGTCTCGAGATGGTTTATACTACGACTCCCGTACAAACCCGGTCCCGAACGTAATACCGTCCCCTGTCTCAGCTAATATGTGGGACCTTCAGTATGACTCCAATCGCGGTGGTCGTGGTCTATCTTTTTCAGAAGAAGATGGGGAGAGTGTTGTTAACACTATTTTTGATTTAAACAGAGATTACGAGGGAGAAAACCCGAACGTCGAAAGCTATTTTAAATATGATGATGTTTTGCAGCAGTTTAAAGATGATAAGATGTCCCATATGAGTGAAGTATCTGGTTATATTACTGAGATTTTGGCAAATGGGTATGGCGCTACTGACGCCATTGTACAGACTTACACGGCTCAGCTCGGCGCTGTAGCATCGGTATACGACGGGAAGATAAAAAAACGTAAAAGACAACTTACAATTGCAGCTATTTACGGGAGAGACACTTTTCAAGTAACGGACAGAACTCATCCTCTTGGAGAAGGTGTATTTTTTGTATATGAACCTCCTACAGGAAAAGCTTTTGAGTACATGTTACAGTACGATAACCTTTCTGATGAATTAAAAAGCAGTACCTTCTACACTTTGGTAGGAGGGGAAACGGTTCTTTTTAATACTCACACTAAAAGGGTGGTAACAGGGGAGAACGCAGATAATATTTTAGGACGAGTAGGTACTTGGAAAGAAATTCCTCGCATTCCTATTAATGATTTCTCTTACTTAAAACAAAGCGACATCCCTTTAACTACACAAAGAAATCTAACCTTATTCTCTGAGGACTTAGACACCATTATTGCTCCATTCCAGGCAAGGTATGTGGTAGGTCCTAACGATATGCCCGCAACGTCCGTCAATTCCTTAGCAGTAGACCCTATTGGATTAGGTGATTGGACACACAGACAAACTTCTGGGAGTTTAAGTGCTACAACTCCTCTTTATAAATCACTTACGGATGACATTATTACTGATGGTTTGTTAGTTTGCTACAATTTCTTAGACCCTGATGCAGTAACTCAACCTTCTGGAACTTTGTATGCTTTAAATAATGCAGCTGAAGGCTCCACACGTCTTGACGGTAAATTGGTAGGATGGGACAAATCGTTAGTATTCCCATCGGGAGTAGGGCAGGCTTATTTTGCGGGGACTATCTTCGATGAGAGAGAATCACAAAACGCCTTGTGGTCTAATGTTTCGGGGTCCTACGTGAGATTACCTAATTCCACCAAAGACTACTCAACCTTACAACCAAACATACCTTACAAAGGGTCACGATTGCTAGATAATTTATTTTACAGTAATGAAGGGGTAACTATAGACTTCTGGGCTTATGTCCCTCGGGTTTTTAGTGACATGGATGATAACCACCGGTATAGGTTAGCCTTTGCCAATGAAAACAGCGGTCCGGTAGCATCTAATTACATTGCCGCCAGCACTCAATCCCAAACGAGCCAAGGAAATGGATTAACAGTAGGAGGCACCAACTTCGATAGAACTATAGGGATGATAATGGGTTGGAGAGACAAAGGGTCTCCTGACAACACCTCGGTTGGAGGAACCGATTACTATTCAAGCGGGATAGAGTTTTGTATTTCCCCTACAGTAGGACAAAACCAATCATACCCAACGGACCCAACCACTTCCTGGGGTCACAGTGTGTGTATCGCCGAGAGGTGGAACGCGTCGTCAATCGTTCCTGACAATAAGACAACAGCCCTCACCGAAGTAGGTATGTACGTCCCAAGCTCACTTCTAACAGCAAGTGGGTACGGTATTCAGGACGTGAGTTCAGGGTACCACCACATCAGCGTGTCCTTTGATTATAATAAGGACGTAGTTAATTTTCATTTTGATGGTGAATTACTTACAACCTCCTCTTTAGGAATGGTATTAGGGGGAAGCCCCGATGACACTAGTTTGCCGACTTCTGTTAAAATGAACTTAGAAAATAAAACAGATACTATTGTTTTTAATGACCCTACTACAGAAAGCTTTTTAGGAAATACTATTTATGATGAAAGGTGTACCCCTGAACGAGTAGCTTTCCCAGTATTCACCCCGTGGATTATTGGGGGAGGTTACACCGATAATATCCCGAAAATACCTGGAACGAATTACAGACCGCAAGGGTTCCTAGGAAGTAACACCAACAACACCTACCAAGGGACCCAGAAAGGGGACACGGTAGATACCGTCTCGCTCGGAACAGGCGGGGATTTCATCGTAGGTCAGCACGAACCCCCCTTATCAGGAAGCAAAGGAGGCACCTCGGCTCTTAGAAGGCGTATTCCTCGAAGCGGTTTAGACGGGTATATTGGGAGTTTTAAGATTTACTCACGACCTCTAACTACTAATGACGCTAAACGTAATTACGATAGCCAAAAAGGATTCTTTCAAAATATCTTACTGCCTACCCCATAACAATGCCTAACTTCGATTTAAATTATATAAAAACAAACGCTAAGAAGAGAATCTTAGGCGTCGCATTCCCTATGATGAATGAAGGGATTGGCGGTTACGTAGCTCAGAATGAAAACCTTAAATCCCTAAAAGATTGTGTTATACAATTAATTATGACAGGTAGAGGAGCCCGGGTGATGAGACCTGACTATGGGACCGACTTACGTGCCTCTGTATTTGAGCAGATGACTGGGGATATGATTGACGCCTTAAAGCAGCAAATCTTACAAACGATTTCGAAGTATGAGCCTCGGGTTATCGTTAAGCGTATAGCTCTTACACCCAATTTTGAAAGACATACCCTAAAGGTAGAACTTTATATCACATCAAAAGATGATTTACTAAACGGAGAACTGGTGGAGGTTCTCGTATAACTATGCCAACCAACGCCGACTACTCTCGTTATTTTCAAGGTCTGTATAATATCTCAGGCTTCGATGGGACCATTGAGTCCGACTTCTTAAAATTAGGACAAGTTCCTGACGATAGAAAATCTGACCTAATTGATTACAACGTCAATGGGTTTGACCAGTATCGAACTGCCTTACAGAATTACCTGAAATCCGTATACCCACTAGACTATAACAACTTTGCAGCCTCCGACTTAGGTCAGATGTTAGTTGAGATGTTTGCTTACATGTCCTCTGTTTTAGCCTTACGCGCAGATATGACCGCCAATGAAATGTATATTGATACGGTAAAGAATGAGGATAACCTAAAAAGGCTTCTCGAGCTTATTGGCGTAAGGATGAAAGGTCCTACCGCATCTAAGGCTACAGGGTTATTAGTTATTCCGGACGATATAACAATCGACGCGAATGGGGTTGTGATTAACAGAAACGACCGTAGCGTTCAGGTAGCCAACCAGAGAAGCAATGTCGCTTTGTCGTACACTGTGACTAAGCAGCTAAATGACGGAACCTTAGATTTATTCTCACAAGATTTGACCTTAAATGCTGCTGCTTTTAATGGTCAATCCGCGAGTGGTTTATTTCTAGTAGAAGGAGAGTTCAATACTGCTGACGGTACGTTTAGAGGAGGCGCTAAGACGCGTCAAACTTTTGAAATTACCAATGGTCCTGTTATTGAAGGAAGTATCGGCGTCTCTTCAACGGAAAACAACGGTACACTATACAATGAAATTAGTAATTTATTTTTAGCTTCTGGAGGTACGCAAACCGTATTTGAGAAAACCTATACCGGAGGGTACGGCTGTATCCTTACCTTTGGTGATGGGGTAAGAGGTAGTTTACCAACCCCGGGCGCTAATTTTACAGTAACTTACCGGACAGGAGGAGGAGGTAACGGAAATATCGCCCAAGGAACATTAAACACAACTGTTAAATGTTTTAACGGGGGAGTCAGCCCAGTAGACGCAACTCTAACTAATACAACTAAGGGTTCGGGAGGTACTCCAGCCGAATCTGTAGCTCACGCTAAACGATACGCCCCGTATTTCTTCCGGACTCAGTACCGAGCGGTTACGGGGGAGGACTATAATGTCCTTGCCAATTCTTTTGTGGGTACCGGAGGAACTACAGCTAAAGCTATGGCTTCTTTGAGAACCAATGGAGCAGCAGCTAACGTAATTGATTTATTTGTCCTATCAAAAGCATCATCCACCCAGCTAGAACGCGCTTCGGTTGCCATGAAAAAAGAATTACTAGATTACTTCCAGAACTACAAAATGTTGACGGACGACATCGTTATTTCAGATGGGGTAGTACGCACCTTGGATATAGTAGCAACGCTTTATATTGATAAATCGAATAAGAGATTCATTGATTCTATTCAACAAAAAGCAGCCGACAAACTTCTAGCATTCTTTGATGTGGATAATCTTGCATTTGGGCAGAAGATAAGTCTAGCGGAGGTAAATAATTTTATGCTTACAGTCCCAGAAATTAGGTTCTTTAAGATAGACAACCTCCCTGACGACTTATACGTAAACTTTAATGAGATTGTTCAACTGAACAACTTTGAATTTAATACGGAGCTTGTGTAAACATGACAATGTCAGATAAGGGTACGGGGCAAGAACACTTTAAGTCTAATTACATTGAAGTAATTAAGCGTATTGTTCCTGAGTACTATGATGTCACCGAGTACAACTTATTTGGCTCTGAGGAGGATTTGCAATATAGAGTTTTAGGCTCCATTTTATATACCACTAATAATGTGTCATCCCTGATTGGCGCACCAACAACTTACAATCTTCAAGCGTCCTCATTTAGCGGAAATGAATCATACGTCCCATACTGTGTCCCCTTTAATAATCTGACTGATGTAAGCCCCACCACCTATGAGAATTACGTTCTGAGACCTCTAGGAAAAACGTTCGGCAGCTTCAGAAACAAAGACGAATTCTCCGAATTTCTTTTAGCTTCCGCTTTGCCCCACACAGAATTTAATAATGTTAGTGATTTTTTCTGCAGCAGCTTTAGTTCTACGGTTGACCCTAATGTAACCACTACCTCGGGGGTAGCTAATACGCTCATTGATAAGCTAGGGTGGGTATACTTTCAAAACACTTCAGGAACAATAGTCGATACCAATTCAGTGGGGGTAAGCTCATTTTTATACAGTTCCATAATGGATAATCTTTATTATGGGAAGAGAGTACAGACTTCCGATGGGGTTCGAAACTTGTTTAAGTGGATGTACACTAACGCTAAAGGTGGTGCGGCTGAGTGGTCTGAGATAAGAACTAAGTTCTTACCTGTCCCTTTCAATAGCCCTTCTTCCACATTTGCTCCGGCTATAGGAGAGGAAGGCAACTTCTACGCATCCGGAGGACAGCTTGTAAGCGCGTTAGACACGCTTGTAAACGTATGGGTAAATGAAGACGACCCAAACTCTTTGTACTTCAGAGACATCGTTAACGCGTCTCTGCTGGGGTTTGACGTTACTCGAATGGAGAACGCCGGTCCTATGGGTAAGATGCTCAAAGCTCTCGCCTACGGATTCTATGACGTTCAAACTTCCATCAGGGATATCCAATACTTGTTGGACATTGAGCGCTGTCCCGAAGAATTTCTACAATACTTAGGGAGGTACTTAGGCTGGACATTTTTCTCGGATGACCCGGATAAATGGCGTGACCAGTTAAGACAAGCTATTTACCTTTATAAAGCCAAAGGCACTAGACAGGCTTTAGCAAATGCGGTCAATATGGTTATACCTTCCTCTGTGTATAACCCAGTGGCTCCTGTATCTGGTCTCCAAGAGTTATGGGAATCCTATGTCCCAAACCTTCTTTATTACACTCTGAAAACAGAGACCCCCCTGGGGAAAGACAACCAGAAGTATTTAGCCTTTAAGTCTCAATGGACGAGGTCCTTACAGGCATCCGGCATACCTCTAGGTAACATTAATTACGACTCACAAAACAAAGATAATAATGTTCGCTTCGCCGTGGACGCAATCTTGGAGTTGTTAAATTACCAGTATGGTTACTTAGACATTGGAGGAATTCCTTACAAGGAAACCGCATACTGGAAACAACAGCAAGCAGCGGGGCGGGCGCCTGGCTACAGCTATCGCGGAGCTATGCTAAATATTCCTCCATGGGAAGAAAGTAGATTCTATCAAAATTGCGGAATTGGTCCTAATATGGATGACTTCATACGCAGTGTTTCCTCCGTGCTATCCAGAACGTACGACCAAATAGGCTGTGGAGTTTCTTCCACTGCTGCCAATACTGTAGCAAAATATATTTTAAGTTCTGTTTCTATTAAAGACGCGAACGGTATATTTGAGCCTGGATGGGGAGCTAACAACTCGTTCAAGTTTATGACCTCATCTTTAGAACTTCCATTCAATTACCATACTGTAATTAAAGAAGGAGACTTAGATAGTATGAGCGTGTTCGATTTCTGGAACTCCAAATCATCAGAAGTACACTCAAAGTTTTATGCGTCCGCTATCGATTTCTCTTCAAATGACTTCACAAATTTAGCAATCACAAAAATAGGACGTAAGGGTATTCCGACCATTGTCGACGTGTTTCGTCAATTCGCACCCTTCCATACCTTAAACAAAATATTCGTAGGCTCGGCAATAACAGACGACTACTACGGAACAAGACATGGGATTGATACTGCATGGTCTGGGACCATGGACTTAGAGGTAGTTAATACTATCCAGTCCGATATGGACCAACTTTACAGTACCTACACCGTCTCCGCCTTCCCCGGACTTCGCCGAGGAGGACGAAGTGGTCCAGGCTCATTTAGCGGGGTGGGCGTGTTCCCTAGTGTATGGGACCCACAGAACGGAAGATACCTTCCCTCGGCGACATTACACGGGACTAGAGGAACTGGTGCTCAAGGATATTTCTGGAGTGGTGGTGTCTCGGGAACGCAAAGGGGTCCAATTGACCCAGCCCCCCAAGGAAATAAAGCAGTCATTGCAAGTAGAACTGCAGGCAGACGTAAAGATTTAAAATATAAATTTACCGGCTGGTCACAAAATAGGCAAGGACTTAACCAACCCATCAGCACTGACTGGTTTGGTATGAGTGGGGGAGGCGTACAACCCGTACTAAAGGCAAGAGGTCTTAAGCTACCAGGCTTTGTGCCGAAAGGATTTAACTTCTCTTCCCAAAACTTCGTTGATACTAGTGGAAGTCTGTCGTCTGTGTACTCTTATTACAACACCTCGGCTACTCCGTTCTTTGAGTTTTACACCTCTTCCTTCTTTCCAGCACGGGCTATCCCTGACTTTGAAGGCAATGCATCTAGCTTTAATCAATTAAGAGATGTTTTTGGTTCTCAAATTCTGCGAGCCATGACCAACATCTTCGTCAGGCGAGGAAAAAAGGATTCACGATGGAACCGATTTACAGACCAAGGATTCGAAAACTTTAAATTCGGTACAGGAGTACAGAAACTTTACTGGGATTACAACAATACATTCCGAAGACAACTTCAGTGTTGGGTAGACCAAGAGACGCAGGTAGATGGGGATAGATATGCCGGGGGTTTCAATATACTGGCTCATGTTTTTGGTCCTTTACTTTTCAACCATAATTTTTCTATAAAAGGTAATATCCAAAATAATCTTGGAGTTAAGTCTTACCCAAACTCGTTTGCCGGAGCAATTTCTTCTATTAGCCCAGATTGGAGCGGAGTAGTAGCCACCCCTGCAGTAAATCAAAATAATGTTTATATTAACACCCGGGGAAAGAATACTACTCTTACCGACGGAATTCTAGGTGCAGGAGCTTTTGGGTCGTACGTAAACACATTAGATACTTTCGAAAATCCAACACAAACTTACTACGCAAATAAAACTATGCTTTCCGGTATAGAGTTTGTGGCTCCTCAAGTTAACTCATTCGCTGTTTGGAATAACCCGTCTAACCCATCTTATAATATTGATTTAATTTCCGCGAGCGGAATTACTTTTGTGCAACGCCATGGAGGAGAGAACCCCTTAAGAACCGTCCGCGCGCGATTTGCGTTGAATGGTAATATGAATTACTCTTATAACGGAAAATTAAAGTATCCTCCAAGAGATATTGCCCGTGAAAGTAAATCCCTCTCCGCAATCGCTGGGTGGCAGTTGCAAGAAGCAACCCGGACCCCTAACATTAATTCCGCAGGACACAGGACCAACACCTTCAGCCCACAATGCCACTTGGTCAATACAGCAGGAAGTGCAATACCCTACGTTCAAATGCAAGGAGTAGGTGGTTACTCAGGTACTGGCGTCCTAGGAGTTATGTCTGGTGTGCTAGGAACATCGCACACCCCCATGCTCGCAACGGTTGTGAATGTAACGGACCGCCAAACCCCCGCTAACCTAAGACCCTTCACCCCAGCAGATTCCTATCAAATTTCTTTTGAGGCTTCGGGGAGCCCTGCAGCTGGCAACTCTAGAATATGTTATGCAGTGTTTAATCAGACAGCTGAAAAGCAATGGGTCGAGCCTACAGGTCAGTGGCGTGACATGGAGACAACATACTCTTCCAACTTAGTAAACGTGATGACAAGTAGTGTGGGTAGTGACCCCGATTGGAACCTTTATACAGGAATCATAACACCATCATCCACCTTCCTCCAAAATGATAATTACCAATTAATTATTGCTCCTGGAAGAAAAACCAAGACGGTTTCAACTAGGTTCCGTGTTCGGAATATTAAAGTGGAAAACCGTGAACAAGGTATTACAAAGATTACTGCTGGTAGACAAGGAAATAAATTATTCAAAGATGAACAATATTTGTTAGGAATCAGCGCCAGAGTTGCAAGAATTTCCGCCGCAGCATCTCAACCCGACGAAAACTTGTACGTTAGAATTGTGACAGACCCGAAACCTTTTGTAGGGAATGGGTGGAATACATTTGCTAAAAATTGGTGCTACGATTGGAAAGCCAAAGCGTGGTCGCAGGCTACCACTACCTCATATGATAGGCAGTGGAAACAACTCCCACTCGCGGGCAGCTCAATAGAGCCTACCCGACATGTCTTAGAGTTTAATACTCTTAACAGTAGGACTCCCCTTAAATACAATTCTCTTTCCAAAGACGGTCCCTTGGGAGGGTACTTCGCGTCCGCAGGACCCGTTCATGATGACCAAACTGTTTATTATGTGGAAATAGGGAAACCTGACAGAACCGGCGAATTTAATGGAGTAACATTATTAGGCATAGATATTGTAAATAAACTCTATAATATTTATGCAGAAGATTATTCTAAAAAGGATTTTGTAGATATGTTTGATTTCTTTGATGATTTGAACATAAGTAAATCTTCCCGGGATTCCCGAAACTCGTCCAGCACCTACCTATTATCAGGAGGAAGCCGAAGTGAGTACCTAGAATACTGGGGAGGCAGCCACTCCGCTACAAACGGAGTTTATGGATTTAGAGAAAATGATTAAAGGTAATATAGAAATTTTCCAAAGTTATGGAAAGGAACACAAGAGTCTTTACACAGGCTCCAACATGGTGGTCGATGGTTTTAGGAAAACAATCGCCGATGTAATGACCTATATGCCTAACCCCAGCGGTGGTGCACAAATGGAAGTCGGGACAAGCTCAGTATCCAGCTACCAGATTCAAGCAATGACATTAGGAAGTGCGAAAGAAGGTTACGACCAGAGAGACTCCAGATTCTGGTACAGTGGAATGGCAACCTCTGCGGAGAACTACCAACTGTTACCTGTTACAGATAACGCTGTATTCGAAATGTGGGACTGTTATTCTGGGTTAGGGTTTAATCAGTGGAAGTATGATAACCACGTAGACGCTAACTTATTAGTTAATCCCACGCTGAAAACTACTTCGGGGTGGACAGTTAATTATTTACATACACCCTCTGCAGGTATGGTTACTCGAACAACAGATACCATGGCTGAAGGAGAAGTTGATATCACTAAATTCGAGTTAGTTGCGGGACAGGAACAAGTAACTTTACGCCAAAGGCTTCCTGAAATGGAGTTGGGAGGAGTGTACACTTTATACACGAATGGAAAAGCTTACAATGCTACTATGGATATTCGTATTGCTCGCGGAAAGAATAATGTTCCTTTGGAGTACTATGATTTTGCTACGGAACGATTTGTTGTTCTAGACAAAGACAACACAGATTTGAGTCATACGGTGAAGCTAAAGAATTTCTACGAGGTGGATGAATTTAGATTCCTCTTAAAGGGAAACGCCACAGACCAAGCATTCCAACCCAACAATCAATACTTTGTTGAATATATTTTCCCATCTATAGGTTTTATAGATACAAGTTTCGCACCCTGGGATTTTAATTATGTGAATCCTTACATTAATATCGTGCGTCTAGAGGTGTGCGATGAACGCCACCAAATTCTCAGAAACCCGAACTTCTTAGAACATCAAAGTCTGTTAATGAATAACGACTTTGACATCGTCACCGAGTTCCTCCCTTCCGAGGCAACTAATCCAGCTGAGTGTGCGCAGGCGGGCTTATATAAAACTCCTGGATGGACACAACTTAATCCATTGGCGAGAGATTCACAGAACCCAGCAAATCGGGACGACCTAGCCCCTCGCGGCGCGGTTTTCCCTTTGTCCACAAACCAAAAAGCAATTACCAACGACCAGCTTGACGGAGTGGCGCTTTATGCGTCATCTGTTGATTTAGCCTCTAGCGGAGCAGCCTCAATAGAACAAACATTTAATTTAGGGGATAAGTATAAAAATCCTTTCGCGTTTGCCAAGAGCACCAGCCAAACCCCTGACCTCTTAGGGGCAGCTAACGGTCAGTACGACAATAACCGCACGTTAATGTTATCCTTCGATACCGTGGTATCTGGCGCACCAGCCGCTTCCAAGTGTGGAAGTCTTAGGGTAACCCTCTCGAGGGACTCCGATGGCTTTGAGTATAATTTTACTGAGCATTCTACAACATTAGAGAATGATATTTGGACTCCAGCAGGAACCCCTTTAAATATTTATTATACATCGAAAAGCACATGGGTCCAAACAGGAGTTCAAGTCATCCTTCCCGCTGACGCTCAACATGAAACGTACACTATCAGAATAGCAGGTACAGGAAGAAGCGACGGAACTAACGGATTCTGTTATTACTTAATAAGAAATTTTTCTTTTGGACCTTTGGCAGGATGGAGAACTTACGTATATGACCAGAGTGGTATTGCAAAGTGGAGCCTTAATTCAGCTGAGTCTAGAGTACGCGCAGGTAATATTTTTTCCGGGCTAAATTTAAGCGCAACTAAATACTCTGATTTAGCTGGTACGGCTGCTGCTAATATTACCGCCTCAATAGATGGGATTAATGTCCCTGCTAAAACTCAGTTAGTACAAAACTTCGTGGGGTTGGAACCAACCAAAACTTATAGAGTAGCAGTAAAAGGTACAGCAATAAATACTACGGAACCTGAATTCAAGTACAGTTTAAAAGCGAAAGCCAGAACTACCCCGGGAAGTAATAACTATAACGTCTTATCCACATGGATGAAAGATAATGAAGGGTTCTACAGCGCAACTAATACCCCCACTAACCTTAATCCTTACTGCACAAACACTGACGCCCACAGAGCAACACACCCCTTCTTTTCTAAATCTCTGAAAAGTAAAGATGCGTCGCCATTAGATTGGGGGTTATGGGTAACTGCGTCTGGAGGCTCCGCAGCGAGCTCCGTTACGTCGACCAACCTCGCCGCCAATGCAGGAGAGTACACACTATCGATGAAAGTGTTTAATAGTAATAATGCTCCGGCTTATTTTGTGTTAAGCTCTTTAACGGGTGGTGATGGCTCCCCAACATTCTTTAACTGGGAAACGTATGAATGGGATGCCTTCCCAACCGGTATTATCCCAAGATACGGGAATAGTGTGTCGGGCGCATATTTTTTACCCCTCCCTGCGGAATCCAATACGAACAATCTTATCCCGTATACTTACCCGCACCCGATAACGTTACCTGACGTAACCTCAACCACCTTACGCCGCTATACGAGCGAGACGCCAGATGGTATAGGACTCCGCGGCGACTACCGTCTAACTGCTGCTTTATACGGTCCTACCTCCGAAGCAGGGTCAACTTTAGTTAGCGACCTTGCGTTAAAGGGACCTGGTCTCGGGACGAATGTTGATATTTGGAAAGAGCTATATTACAACTTTACAGCGGGGGATTGGCAACCTACCCCAATCCAAGGGACTGATTACTACTCACCACAGCCTCACGTTGACGGCGGGAGTTTTATCTCATGCCCTATTAATCTTATCTCGAAGATGGCTTTGTTTGGTTTGGATAGAGATACGGAATACCAGTTAAACATTATAGACGCCGCAGGAGGAGAATACACTATTCACGATATTAGTTTACAAGATGTTTCTTTGGTAGCAAATAGCGGAAGAAGCAGATGGATTAGAGACGCAAGTAAGTGGACCAGCGAGCCTTACTCCAACAGTCAGTACCACGAGTACAATGATGGCGCGGTCTTCAAACTACGTAACAAAAACGACGGCTCACCCATACTATCCAATACGACCTCCCCGTCAGCTATGACAGACTGGAAAGTTCCAGGAGGACTAATGTTTGTGGGCACCTCTGGAACCAATACTTCTTCATCGCCTATTTATGTTCCAGCCATACGTGTTCAAAACGAGAGAAGTAGTACGTTTGCTCCATGGCTTACACAAAACTTCACGTTAGGTGAATATAACCTCCGGGGAGGTAATACCTTCGCTGTTGGGCTCGAAGGCATCGCTCTGCAATCAGCTCTCGAGTCTATTGATATGTCTGTAGCGGCTCAATATAATGGGGTACGCTATGAGTACAACCTGACTACAAGAGAATGGGAGGAAGGAGTAGAAGGTAGAACATTATCTTTTCCTTTATACCCTAGGAGTTCGCAAAGTGCAGATGAGTTTTACGCAGACGCCAAGACGTGGAATCAACTAGTATCTCCTCCAATTGTCGCTCCTTCATTTGGACCAAACACTAAAATAACTACCAGTTTTATTTGTACTGTGGGGTCGAATAGTTTGAGAGATATAGACATAAAAGATTTTAAAGTGTATCGGTGGACCGACGCCTCGTCAAATCATTACCATGTATCGGGGGCAACCTTCAATTTCCCTGAGTTTCCAACACCAGCGGACCCAACTCTACAATCAACCCAACCGTCAGGCACACCAGGGGAGCTAGGTCAATTTTTAAATAGAATTAATTTCTTTAATTACTACCCAACTAAGTTGCGTAGTCAAGCCACTGCACAAAATCCTGACGTAAGTGGTCTCCGAGCTATTAATAATCCTATGGCTCCTTCTATAACTGGAGAAAAAACTTTGGAGGAAGCCGTTACCATGGGCGCGTACCTCCCGTCAGCAGGACTCTTCTTCGGCTCTGGAACGTACGGACTGCAGAACTTCCCAGCAGCCGGCTACGGATTAGCTCCTAGCGGGGGGTTAGTTTCTGGAGTACTGAACCGAATGGGCGTTGTAAATAGTGATGGTTATATTTATCGTCACCCCTACACCCCTACTGATAATGATGCGCGTGACGCAAGTGCGGGATTCCTAGTATCTTCCTTTACTTACGGTGCAGGAACCTACAAACATAAAACTCTGCGATACATCTTAAAACTTCACAAAGACGACTGGAGATTCCTGGATTATTATATGGGAGGGCTTGGAGCCTTAGGCTTAAACACTATCGACTATAAGCAAACATACAATAAACTAGGAACCGCTTACCAGATTAGTGGTACGGGAGTTACATATTCCGCAGGTTCGCGTGTAGGACTATATAAAATAGCAGACCCTTCACGGAATCCTGTCTTTAATCTAACCAATAAGAAAGTAACATTTCCGCCTGGTCTAAAAATAGATTACGATAACACAAACCATATTACTATAATATGGGATATCAATTACTAAAATGCAATTTCTCGAAAAATCAGAACCCCATGGACACTTAGAAGTCTGGAAACATTACCCAGATGGAAAAAAGGAACTCCACTTCAAAGATGATAATGTTATCTGTAGTGGTATGGGAGCTACGTTAGCGGAGATGTTCGACGCAGAACCAACTGTAGACGTAGAGAATTTTCAATGCGTGTACTTTCGCTGTGGCTCTGGAGGACAAACGTCCTACCAAGTTTCCAGTCGGTCGGATGTAGAAGAACCCTTTAGTCGTGCACAATACGGTACGGGAAACTTGAATATGAGTATACATAATTTGATTGCGAATGGAGCTAAAAGTGCCTCTACTACCGCTTTCGGTGTCATCCCATACGGCTACATTAAACGTATTACCCCCACAAAATGTATGTGGCAAATCGTATTGGACGAACAGACGTTGAATGTGGGAGATAATGACCCTGATGAAGGGTATATTAATGAGATTGGTTTGTTTAGTAAAAACCCTTATGTGGAAAGCACCGACGCTTCCATGTTGTGCGCGTACAGGTACTTTAAAAAGATTTATAAGACCGACGCATTTATTTTAGTCTTTAGATGGACGATTGAATTCTAATGGTAAGTTTCAAAAATGTAAGCAGTGTAGGCGGCGATGGAACCATCCCCCTCAATTGGACTGATTCAGTCCCTAAGTATGACCCTAGTTCTTTTTATAACTGGGAGCAGGATAATGTTCCTTTATGGTCTATCGAACAAAGAGGTGATACTCTTTACCGCGCTATGGGGTATCCAGGAGGTAACCCCCAGGGCGTCACCTTTACCCTTTCGTCTGAAGGTAATTATGATGAAAGCAAAGCTATTTATGATTCCATTGAGGATATCGTTGAAAGAATCCCTAAAAGGCTTAAGTTTCCAGTTCTAATTGAGATATGTAAGTATGGACCTTTAGGACATTTGGACCTCGCGAATATTACTTGCGAAGGAGAAGGAAAGCTAGAAGTTAAAAATAAAGCTTTCTTCTCAGACGTCAACGCCTCGGCTCAAGCTGTTGCGGCTGTGTCGGGAAGCCCTGCGGATTCTGCTTTAGGAAATCGGGATTATGTAAAGACAGCCTACTCGGTGAACGCATCTGCTACGATGATGAATGTATCATCTACAAGACTAGAGAGGTCGTTTGCGAGCGACACCGCTTGGTATACCAACGGACGACTGTTTACTATGCAGGGTCCGGATACCGACCGCCAAGCTAATAATATCAGTGTCTACGTACCGTCCGCATCAACCTCTTGGATTGGTACGGTTGGCGGAAAGGGTAACGGTTACTTTAGTATCCCCCAGGTATATAACTGGCAAAATGATTATGGCGCTGGAGCGGATACTCTGACAACTGGCGCAGGCGCAGCAGCTAGTGGGTGGGGAGATGCAACGCCGTGGTACGGCTCTTCAACAGGTCAATATATGGTTACAAAACGAGCCATGCAGTACACTAAAGGACAAAACACCTTAGTCGGATATGGCGCATACTTTAGCTCCATCTCTCTAAAGGATTGTCAAGGAACCATTATTCTCAGAGACCTTCTGATAGACGCCGGAAACAACCAAAACGACGAAAGTGGAAATCAAATTCACAGAGGAACGTATGGGTTGGATATAGAAAATTCCGAAGTAATCCTGGATAATATTACTTCTATGAGAAATTCGTTGGGGGGTTTTAAAGCCACCAATTCTCGAGTTAAAATTACTGGTCACTGCATGGGTTACCGTAACTATACGAAAACTGGTAAAGCAAACACTGATAGATTACAGAATGGAGTAGGCTTCTACTCACTAAACAGTGATTTGGAATGGGACTCAACAGATTACCCGGACGCTAGAAAATACATTAATTTGTTTACAAAGTCTAAGCGGGGTATGGATTTAAGAAATACCACCGTACGCGGGGGCATCGCTTGGAACGAAACCACCACATCTGCTATCCCCAATGGAGGTTCCCAACTCCTGGGTCAACCACGCACGGTAAACGGCACATCTTACGTCACAACGTCAGGAGCTGGCGGTGACACCTTAACAACCTTAGTTAATATTTCCGACTGCAATGAACACGGTTTATACAGTGAGGGAAGTGATATTGAGTTCAACGGACGTTTTAACTCCTTCCTTAATGTTGGAGACGGAATACATTTAGCAAGGTCTCAGGCTGCCCTACCTCAATTCACCTGTAATAACAATACTGGATGGGGTCTAAGTTTGGAAGGCTCTCAACTAACCTACGCAGGAGGAAGTGAAAACTTCCCGGTACGTGCTGACGGCTACTCACAAGTTACCGCAGGTGGACGTATTCTTGACGGCTCTATTCCAACAAATGACTTTGGCATTAAGGCTCCTATCTTCTCAGTAGCAGCAAAGACTAGACGTATTAGAAATCGTGCACAATTCCACGTAGATTCTAACAACCAAAATTTGTTGGTCGACAAGTCTTCTTCAGTACAAGTCGCACAAATAAATAATATTCCTTTCTACGTAGGACAGTGGGGTGGGTGTAATTGGGTGAATTCCAATACCGCAGGCTCTCAATATGATTTAGGTCTCGCTGTTCGATATCTTCCAGCTACTCACTTCGGAGCAACTCCGTATAGAGCAAACAACCAGCCAGGAATGGTGGTTACCAATAACTCCGACGCAGAACTAGTTGGCGTAAGTTACGCTGTAGACTCACATGATACCGGAAAAGGAAAAGTTGCGATTGCTTCTAATGGGTCCAACCTCACCTTTAGAGGCACCTCCTCTACGTGTACTACTTTTAATTATTACCCTGTTAATGACGTCGCTTCTCAATTTAGAAGTTGGATGTCTGCAGGTGTGGTAGCGACTGATAATTCAAACGTTGAACTAACTGGTCCAACTAAGTCCACTCGATTTGGAGTACCTTTCTTAGCAGAGAATAACTCTAATTTTAAAGTTAAGCCCCCTACTTTTGTAGGTACGGATGATATCCTGGATATCTCCGGGTATCACCTTATCCCTTATGCTGGTGCCGGTATTTCACAACCTAACCACACAAGCCTTGAGGTTCACGCAACACGAGCCTGTCTGGTCGCAAATAAGAAATCTAGCATTGAACTGTTTGGTTTGGGTGGAAAGGTTCTTCAAGGCGCGACTGGAAACACTATAGACTCTGTAGACGTATTTGCTACAGCTTACGCTGATGATTATATCGGAGACCAAAACAACCAATGGGATAGGTCCACTTCAGCGGGCTACCTTAAGTTTTACCCTAACGCGTTTACTAGTGGTGTAGCAACCGACTTCGCTTCACGACTTTCGTTACAGCCCGGCGGCGTAAACGAGTCCTTCAACATCACCAACCCTTATGTCAGGACGCCCGACACAGGAGCAGCTGATTTTAACCACAGAAATGGTATGACGGGGGGTATGTGTGTACGCGCAGTTCAAGATAGTTCTGTGGATGTTAACCTTGTGAACTTCCATTTCCAGGGTTCCCCCTCTTCCGTATCGGGAGTTTACTATAACCTTAAAGGGACAGGATGCGGTAGGTTTATAGACACTGCCCCTTCCGTAGGTACAAATGACACTGACCCTCCGTTCTTCACCGCGGTGGATACAGCAGCTTTAGAGACCGGGTCTTCGCCAGTAGACGGTATTGGCGAGCCTCCAGGAGGTGGAACCGGTTCAGCCGGAAACTCCGACTTTACTGACACTGTTGTCGTAGGGGGAGGCGGTGGTAATTACACTGGAGGAACTACAGACCAAACAGGTCAAGGTGACTTGGCTACTGTCGCTGGTAAAGGAACTATGAACTCAACCTTCGGCAACAACACAAAGAACGACCAAATAGGAAGTATGACTGTGATTGGAGATGAGCGAGCCCCTAAAGAACGCTTCCGCGCCTACATGAGAACTAAACAAGGTGCAACTATCAATGCTCCTACCGGAGGCTTAATGGCGGACCCTGATTGTATGGGTTCTCAAATTCAGATTTGGAACTTAGCAGACACTTCACGTATCCATGCTTCCAATATCCTAGCTAATGGAATGGACCCAATGACATGGTCTTTAAGCGCAACAGCTCCTGGAGGAGGCGCTAACTGCCATGGTCCAATGGGTAAATGGAGAAATGGTGTTGCTTTAGACTACTATGGTTTAGGTGGTCGAAGAACTACTTACGGAGGCTGTGGAGCAGTTTATGCTAATACTGGAGTATTCCGTTTGATGATGTCCACTCGCGGTGACCTTAAATCGTTCTACGATGTAAGTACTTTGAGCGGGACAAGCACAGGTCCCCAAGGATGGCGAGAAACAGCAACGTCCGGAGGTTCGCCCGTCGACCAAGTTAACGGGCAAGGATATCCTCACTGGACACAAAATGTTCGTGTTCTTGGAGCTGCGGACAACATCCGACGCTTAACCGGAACTGACTCAGACTTCCCACAAGGAATTTACCAGCTTTCAAGCTGTTTAAGAGTGTTTGGTTGGGGAATGCCTTCGATGAACCCATCTGCTGGCGTTGCCACTATGCAGCCTAGATTAGGTGGGTTTAGTGCTTTCAATGCAGTTTCGGGTAGCGATGGAACGGCATCCGCCGGATGGTATTACACAACCGCCGAACCCGTAACCCCATTACCTCCTTTAGGTATGGATTCTTTAGGATATATGAGAAACTGGTTGGATGAAAGCGCGGCTGGGATGTGGCAAAATGCCAAACATATGGCGGAGGATAAAGTTAACGGGGTATCTATTTATAGGTCCCACATGGGCGGTAAATCCGGAGGAGAGGGACGAGACCACGATGCTGAGAACTGTTCCTTCGGAGTTGGAGTAAGGTCGCTCAACATATTTGACCTGGAGAGATTAGTATAATGACACAAAGAATTAATGAAGATATTAGGTTCTACTTACCAGCAGACCCGTACTACTACCAAGTAGATAACCTTCCTTTAGAGGATTTGTTATCTAACGACGTAAGACTGCAATCTCAGATTGACGAGATTAATTCATCGGAAAGGGGAAACACTGTAGGTAGAGCTGGTTTCACCGAACTGCAACCTTTTGTAGATGCTGGACTACCAGGAACTATATCCGTCAGACCGGGTAACTTCATCGGGCGAGTAGAGAGGACTAATGGTGGTGGGCTTTACGGCAACAACGGAGAAGTTCACAGAATAGATAATGGTCTTTGGGATTTTAACAACCCCCCAACTACATTCGGAACCGGGGAGAATCCAACAGGAACCTATAGTGTAAACAATCCCCCTAATACACCAGCAAACGCAGCTAATGGTGTGGCAAGAACTGCAGTCTTCAATTTTCCAGGCGGAAACATTTCTCTTGACTCGTTTGGTTTCACAGATTTCCAAGGACCAGATGGCGGGGTTACAGCACCTCTAGGACGTCTGGACCTTATTGGTATCACTACTGTGAATGGAGCTATGGACGACCCATACCTCCCAGGAACTGAACTCCCCGGAGTCGAGACAGGTGACGGACAACCTAAACTGGCAGTCGTAAAAGGGGCTGGAATGGTAACATCTGACAACGGAAGACGACAGGTAGTGATTGGCGAAAGGTACGTCACTATTGGATTGCCTCAGGAGTCCGCCAATGATTACGGAAGAAATCTAGACGGTGATGTTGTCCCTAATCCAACATGGCTAACGACGCCTGCTCCTGACGATGCAATAAATATTAACTACGCTAGGGATATAATGGAAAATGGGGAAATTTCCCAGAGGCTATGGGACTGGGCGTACTCAAATAAGAACGCAAGCTTCTTTCTACCAATAGCTTATGTATATGTTCCTCAAAGCCACGTGGAAGGAAACCCAATCCCTCAACAGTACTTAAAGGATATTAGACCTTTCTTTAGAACAGCAGAACTATCCAATGCTGAAAGAG